TAATGTAGTCATGATGTCACCTTTAAAATTTTGAGATGTCGTGATATGTGGTGTATGTATGCGCGCCGTTATGCTTTATGCATTTGGCGTTACGTTGATTGGCTAGGCCACCACGTAAACAAAAATACTCGTATGTAATTTGGTTGGAGTATCGCGCAGGGAATCTATCCCCGTGATATTCCAGCTTGAAGCCATTATGTGTACTCATGATGCTTGCTCCAAGTTGGTTACTGCCTTGGCCGCGTGTACTTCACGACCAACGTTAATAAGTACGCGCATTTGTGTGGATGTGGTCCCGTGCTTTTTGGCCATCATATAGATAGTGTAATCACTCGCACGGCGCGTCGTTGCGAACTCTAAATAGAGCTTTTCAACTACATTCAATACACTCATGAGTTCACCTCCTTCAATGACTGGTGCCAGAACGGGCATAGTGAGCCATCAGGGGAACATGCCACGCGCACCTCCTTTGCTTCAGCGTCGCTAGTGCTCCAAAAATCCCGTTGTTGATCTGGCTCCACACTGTACGCGTAGACCTCGCCGTCCGCGTCGCACGCCAGAAAATTGGTCCAGCTAGGTACTATCAGCACCGCGCCGAAATACTCTACTTCAATAGTATCTGGCTCGACATCGTTTAAGCCTGCACACTGGCGCGCGTGTTCTAAGCATGATAAGAACGCCGCGCACGCGTCGCGCTCTGAGATACCCACTGTCTCATCGTGGCCATACTGGACCGTATGACGTTCGCCGCGCACGGTCCAAATGATTGGCACCTGACCTTTAATACTCGCCGTTGCAATAATCATAGGATCACCTCAACTTGTACGCCATTGTAAAACTCAGTGGTTTCACCTGTTTGGTTATCACGGATAAACCACTCGCCAGCTTTTTGGAACACGTGCACGCCAGCACATAACCCGCTTAGCAGGGCGTTGATACGGCTTTTGGTGGTAGGCGTGAACCAGCCAGCACTCGACAGCGTTAAGTATTTGCCATGCGAGATCACACCAATGACATGACCGTGTAAGCGTATCTCTGCTGCTTGGTGATCTGGGTAACTCAACACCTGAGTGTTGCCGCTTTTAAAGTTGCGTTGGTTGGCTACTGCTTTGATCATATTCGATTCGATTTTACGCATGATAAGTCCCCTTATATGTTGTATGTGGAGCGCGACGCGCACTAGGCGCGCCCTGCTGCTATTCTTGGATGGCTAACAAGTTAGTCATGAAGTTAATCAAACGTTGGTGCGCATATTCTGAGTGATAAAGCTCTTCTACCTCTTCAGCGTACGCCGCTACCAAGGCACCTAAAGCAGCTGCTGTGCGCAGTGCTTTGTATTCATTAAATAGGTCCATAAGTTGCTCAATTGTTTCGTCGCGTGCATCATCTTGGATGGCTCCTTCGATGAACTCAATAGAGTCCCAAATACCTATCTCGAGTTTAATATTCTGTGTCATTTCCCGTTTCCTTAAAGGCCGTGGTTGGTGTTTGCTAATTGCTTAGCTAGTGTCTGAATAATAGGTAAGAACTGGTGAAGTAGCAAGTTAATTATAAGACTGTGAAGGCATAAGAACTGGTGAAGTGTTGCAAATTCATTATTAGTGAAGGGGGGTATACAGTTTTTTATCAGTACACAGTCTAAGGTCACAACTTAGTGAGAGTGTGTAACAAAAGCATATGATTTAATACACTACTTCAAATGCGCTATTTACAACCGATACACAACTATTTTAACAGGTACACAACTTGATTACTTTTAATACACAACTTGGTGACTTTGTGACCCTAGATTGTGTACCTATTTGGCAATATTTGAACGTGAAAAATTCTTGTGTATGCCCCTTCACTACTTTGTGTTTGAGATACTAACGCTTTGAGCGCGTCGCACGCGTTGCAACTTGTTGATTTTGCTACCAATTTAAAGAACTGGTGAACCAATGCAAACCTTTCTATATATCTTTACCTTTTAAGGTAGTGTATATATACTATACATAGGTATACTACCTATTTAGGAGAGAATTATGGAAAAATTAGTACATGCAAAATCAGAACTAGATCAAGCAATTGAGCACCTAAAATCAGTACGTAAATCGTTGGACCAAAATTTTGGAGCTTATGAAGCGTTAGCGCCTAAGTATGAGGCAGATTTTATACCTTGGTTAGTATCTGGATTACGTCAGCTTGGTGTAACTGAAATACCTGCATTTTTAGTCGAGCAAAGCGCCAGATCTTTTAACGTGGAGTTAACACAGCGCGCAGGTTGGTGGCTTAGATCTTGTGGGTACACTAACAACCGCAATAAAAATGGTATGCGTTGGTATGACATCCAGAGTATGGGCCTACCTGACCCAACCGCAAAAATCACAAACCAGCCAGTAAATCAAAAGCCAGTACCTGACCAATTTATATTAGATACGCTGCAAGCTACTAGCGCGGACCAAGTAGAATATCACCCTGAATATGGTTGGATGCTCAAACAAAAAGAAACGCCTCAAGACGATACAGACCTCAAGGCGTTGCTGAATAACTGGGGCAAATGATTAGCGACGGTTTGCAGCGTTTGCGCCCTTGGCAAAGTTGATAGCTGCACTACGTTGTGCAGCTTCGCCGCGTGCGCGTTCTGCTGCTGTTTTTGGGCGGCGGCGCATGTGATAGCGTCGACCACGTTCACGCTTCAGCACTTCGAGTATATCGCCGTACTTGGTCCCGCCGCTCATTTCGTAGCGGTGCAGATATACTCTGTAGCGAATGTCGAGCAAACTATCGGGCAACTGTTCTAAATTACGCATACAAACCTCCCTCAACTCTGAATATTTGCGAGCCCACAAAGTAATGGACCGCACCAGCTAACACTTTTCTGTCTTTGACTTGATGCCAAAAGCCTTTAACACTTGGAGTGCTCTGGCCTTTGATACACTCCAGAACCACCCCAGAATCAAGAACAAGCAAATTGCTACTATCACCCACGGACGCAAATACATTTTGAATATCTCCTAAGTCATCAATATGGTTTAAAGGCACCTTAATGGCTGCCTGAGCTGTTTTTGACTCGTCCAAGTACGTGACTGGCTCCACACCATCGAACACGCCTTGAGTGAGCTTGTGCAGCGTTGCAATGCTATTCATTATCTTGTGCGTTGTTGGCACTATTAAATACATAAACTATCCCCTCTTCACCATTTTTTACATTTTTGAGACTAGCACCAGCACCTAAGATACTCAAAGACCGATAAGTTATAAGAAATGCACCGTTATAACCTTGTGGATATGCTTACAGCTTGAACGAACACGTAAAGCGAGCGACGCGCGCTCCTCATTTCCTACAGCATTTTGACCGTATGCCCTGCGTAAGTGCGTCGCGCTCCTTGCACTCTTAATTGCAGCCCAAGAACTAGCCTTCAGCCCAGTATCCATGCGGGTTACAGCTGCCTTACATGCAGGGCGCGCGACGCGCTCAGAGCGTGCGAAGCGTGCGCCGTGAAGGACCGGAGCGCACCAGGACGGTGCACACGTCGCGTTCGATTGTCGCATTGTAAGATTGTCCGACAATCCCAGGCTAGGTGCGACGCGGGCTAGGGATTCGGGGCGCGCGTCGCGCACGTGGCAGACCCCGCCCCGCCTCGTAGTGGGGGAGGGGTCCCAGAAATATCCGCGCTGAAAATTTTGAAATTGATGTCGGTATAGTTCATTGAGAATGATTCTCATTTAGATTAAACTAGCCCAGGGTGCGACGTGTGCGACGCGTTTTGCTTGACCTCAGCACGCACTTACACTATATTTCAGGTAGGGCGGCAATGCGCTGAACACGGAAGTTACATGGAGTTCGACGGATGCGGTCACGGAAGGACTAAAAACACCACGGAAATGGGTCAAAATCGAACGCTAAAAGCGCGTTGCACGCTCTGCTTTTTGACCAACCTCTTCACCAAAAGTAAGGATTGACCATGTATTTGAAGAAAGGAGCCTCACTAGAAGGCGCATCTGCTAAGACAATCTCAGCAGTTGAAATCGTAAATAAGATCTATGAGTCGTTTGGTCACGAGCTAGTTGTAACCTCTGGTACTGAAGGCCATCGTGGTGACAAAGTCCATGGTGACAACTCAAAACATTACACTGGTGACGCATTTGACTGCCGTACCAGAATTTTCGTAGACGAGTATAACGTTCGCGACGAGCCTAAAATCAAGGCTGTAGCGAAGGCGATCCGTGAAGCATTGGGCAAAGAATACGATGTGGTAATTGAGAATACACATATCCACGTTGAGTACGACCCGAAGCTTGGATCAGGTACGCTGGCCTCTGACTTGAAAAACCTGATTGATTTGGTGTTCAAGTTCATCGGAGATTTCACTCCGTTTTATCGCAGCTTGGAAAAACTCGTTAAGTCCATAGTTGGTAAGATCAAGAAGTAGGAGATCTCATGCCAGATTATCCTAAGCGCCAAGGTCATATACCGCCAGAAGAGCTGAAACTCACCGCCGCCCAGCAAGAGCTGATGGAGGCGTTGATGACTGACCTGACTGATGTAGAGATCGCAGTTCGGTTGGACAGCTCACGTGCTGCACTGCACGATCGGTTCAAAGGTGCTCTGAAAAAATTAGGTGCTCGTGAGTTAGAGCGCCGGTTCAACTCCCCTCGCGTTCGCGAGAAAATTGACTATCAAATCCGTAAAAATTCAGCCTCTGTGACGATGAAACCTCACGCAGAGATCCATAGTTCACAGGCTGTCAAAGAGCGCGAGGCGCGGGCTGAGGTGATGATACCTCCGCAGGATAAGTTGCTGGTGGGTGTGGAAGAGATAGTTGATCCAGGCGAAGCGTTGTTCAAATTAATGCAGATAGCTCAGAAAACAGGGGTGCCAAAGGCGCTGCTTGAAGGGCTGTCAAACCGGATAATGAAAGGGATAACTGAGGTAGATCAGTTACCACCTGACTACAAGGATGATGAGTTACACGCTGAGTTACGTAAAAAGGTAACGTTGGTGCTCGCTCACATAGATGAAGCCACGGTAGGCGGAGCGAAGTTGACAGAGTTGTCGTCGATGCTGAAAACACTGCAAGAGCAAACGCAGTTGCTGGAAGGTCGCCCAACTGCGATACTCGCTGTAGAGGACAAACAGGGTATGTCTCAGATCGCTGAGATGCTCCAAGCAGAAATGGCTCGTCGAGGTAAGATCATAAATGGCACATGCGAACCCAGTAGCGAAGATGGTAACGATACCGATATATAATCGGCCTGTTATCCTAGCGAATGATAACGTGGCAGCTGAGAAGCTGCTGCACAAACACTACAAAGTTTGGACTGATATGAGCATGGGTAATACATGCGTCGGCATAACTTGTATAGTTGAAGAGGTTGGCGTGATCGTTGTGATCGTGCACGATGGTACAGCTCAGACACTGTGCCATGAAGCCGTCCATGCTGCCTGGGAGACACTGCGTGCAGCTGGTGTCATATCAGATGTAGATAATCAAGAATCGTTGGCATACCTAACAGACTGGGTGTTCCACGCAGGCATGAAGGCGTTGAAATTGAAATGAGGTTCTCAGACTATTCTCCTGAAGACTTAGCGAATATGACCGATGAGCAGCTCCAGCAGCTCGCCGGTGATTTTGCGACCGCGTTAGATGTTGACCGCAAGCAGAACCAGCTTGAGTATTATCGCCCGGTGTCGGATGACGCCATGCGGATACACATGACACCTGCTGACTTGGTTGGGATAGGCGGTGGTAACGGGTCTGGGAAGACTGAGTCAACCATAGTTGAAATGATCACATGTGCCACCGGGGTGTTCCCGCAGTGGATGCGTGAGGCATACGAGAAAGAGTGGGGTCCAGACTGGTGGCAGTTCAAATCACCGGGTCCAATGAATTGTCGTGTCATCATCGCGTCGTTGACGTCGATGCTCGAAATGATGATGCTGCCGAAGTTACGCTGGGATCAGTGGACAGGTACGCTGCCGGTTGGTGGCGATAAAGGTCACTGGGGCTGGATACCAAAGCGGTGCCTGATAGATGAGAAGTGGGAGAGCAGCTGGAAGTCGAAGGCGAATACACTGCACATCAAAAGCTACCATCCGATCACCGGCGAAGAGCGCGGCGTAAGTCACATCCAGTTCATGTCGAATGACCAAGATCCAAAGAACATGGTGGGTAACGACATCCAGTTCGTAATGATGGATGAGCCGTCAACGTATCCAGTGTTCTTGGAGAACCAGGCTCGTACCATGCGTGGTAACGGTCGGATATTCTTATCCATGACCTGGCCAGATGATCCTACGATCGCAGTAGACTGGATATTTGAAGAGATATACGAACCTGGCAAACGTGGCGCTGAGGCGCTGGCGAAAAACGGGGATGTACCTGAAGTAGAGTGGATCGAACTGCTCACACGTAACAACAAACACCTGAATCAAGATAAAGTGAATCGCCAAGCTGGGCGTTGGTCTGCTGAGATGCAGGCAGTACGTCTTGAAGGTAAGCCGATACGATTTAGTAACTTGGTGCACCCACTGTACACCGGGCCTGATGTCGAGAAGCACTGGTGCTTCAAAGCTGAGAAAGAAACTCACCTTGACTCTGATGGCCAGTGCCTGTGCTGCGGTGCCAAAAATCACGTATCGTTCTGCCATACGTTTGACTTTGAAGTTGAGCAGAATTGGCCGGTCGTGTTTATACTTGACCCTCACCCACGTAAGCCGCACATGATGCAGTGGGTAGCGATAGACCCGAACGATAACTTTTGGCAGATAGCTGAGTTGTCGATTGACGATACACCAGATGTCATGGCCAGAGCTGTGAAAGAGATTGAGTACGAGATGCGCCTTAGTGTGCAGTTGCGCCTAATTGACCCTAACATGGGCAGGTCGCCATCAAGTGCACGTAACCGCGGTCGTACATGGCAGGATGAGTTTGCGGAAGCTGGTATAATCTGTGAGCTGGCAGATGACTCAAGTGTAGGTCGCGCGAAAGTAGATGAGTGGCTGAAGCCTGATGAGAGCACTCACGAGCCAAGGCTGTACATACACCCACGCTGTGCGAGCACCATCTCACAGCTGAAACGGTATCGCTGGGATGAGCACAAAGTAACTTTGGAAAGGGAGCAAAAACAAACTCCGAAGCCTAAAGATGATGACTTCCCGAACAATCTGAAGTATCTTGCTAATAGAGATCCATGCTTTCAAGAGTTCTTGAACGTTGGCAGGGTCATTAATACAAGATTCAAAAAGAACACCAGAGGCAGGGATAGATAATGGCCACAATCACAACATGTGACGGATGTAAAAACCCAATTTCAGGCAAGCCAGTTTCAGTAGGGCTTGTCACCAAAAACGAATATTGCGAAACATGTGGCGGCATAGCGAAAGATATGTTAGCAGAGATCGACAACTTACATGACAAGATGGCAGACCTGTGGCATACTCAGCTGTCAAGCATTAAAGATAACTTTCGTGATAAGTTAGAGACTTTACCTGATGAGCACCCAGACTACGAGTAGAATAGGCCACTGCCCATGCTGTGGCACCCAAATCGCAGACGGTGCGACGTATTTCACATCTGGCCCTCTTAACGGCCAAATGCGTTCAATATCACGTTGGTTCAATGCGTTTGACGTAGTTGTCATATCAACTGCAGGACATCAAATACACGTCAAATTGTGCGGGTTATGTGCAGAATCAGCTCATTTAGGCGAAAATCTGCGTGTTATCTGGAACTGGATCATAGAAGGCTTCGAGCTAGAAGCTACGAAAGAATACCGCGCAAGCATTGGCGCAATCAACTTATCAAAAAATCAGCTAGACCAGCAATACAAGACGATTGAAGGTCTGAAGAAAAACACATTAGTCGGCGTTTATACCAAGCGCGGAGTTTGAGGTAATTATGGTAGATCAAGTAACCGTACAGGAAAAAGCGGACATCAAACGAACTCGCGCACGCCCAAAGACTTTAAAGTTTGACAAGGCAGAGATCGCAAAGCGTGTAATTCAATTTGCTGACGATGATATGTACGCACGTACTGACTTCATGGAAGCTCGACTACAACGATATGCCAAATTTCGTAACTGGGTAGAACGTGACACCGGCCCTTGGCAGGATTCAAGTGATGTAGCACTACCAGACATGATGACACACTCAACAAAGCTCCAAGATATTTTGGTCAACGCGATCATGTCATCACAGCCTCCAATCTCAGCAATGGCACGTAACAAAGCTGATGTGGCCAAAGAATCTACCATCGACGATTTGATCCAGCACCAACTATTCGTAGACATGAAAGGCACCGTACTAATCGGTGATTTAGTAGAGTGCTTCGTGAACGACGGTGTATTCACAACTCACATACCATGGGTCCAAGAGCGCCGCGATATAATCGACATTCGCACATTCCCAGCGATCCCAGATGAATTGCTACCACGTCAATATTTTATCGCCAAGATCCGTGAAGAATTCCCACAAGCGTTAGTCCAGTCCGTAGGAAATAGTGACTGGGACTTCAACGTTGAGGACGGCAAAGAAGTATTCTTAGCACGCTTCTACACCACAGACGAAGACAAGGTAGAGCTGTTCATGGAGCGTGAAGTCGAAGTATTTAATGGCCCACGCCCAAGTGTAAAAGACATTGACGAAGTATTGCACCCATGGCGTGCAGCCAACTTGCAAATGCCTGGGCCATCAAACCCAGGCGGTGCAGCTCATGTAGTATTGGTAGACTACCCAACGATCGACGAGATACGTCGTTTGAAAAAAGCCGGTCATTATGACTTGATCACTGAAGAGCAACTAGAATCATTAGATCAGTTTGCACGTACTCGCGTAAACGAAGAATTTAAAGACCAGAAAGATGCACTTCAAGGTACTGAGGAAGTCGATGAGCGCGACGCGAGCCACAAGACCTTAACCCGCTACATTTGCTATGACGTATGGGACGGCAAAGATGTCATCTGGTACGTATTGCGCGAAGGTGAGATCATGCTCAAAGCAGCTCATCTAACAGAGATCTACCCAGCAAATCCGCCACGTCGCCCATTCGCGGAAGCTACATTTTTGCCGGTAAAAGGCCGCCGTTTGTCGATCTCATATCTTGAGCAGATGGAAGGTCTACACGATGCCAGTAAAGAGCTATTTGATCAGATGATCGACGCCGGTACGCTATCGAACAGCCCATTCTTCTTCTACAAAGCGAATGCTCAGAACCCAGACGCGATCCGATTAGGCCCAGGTGATGGTATGCCTATGACTAACCCGCGTGAAGACATATTCTTCCCAAATATCCAGAATAATCAGACATTTGGCATAAATGCTTACAGCATTCTCGAAGGTCTACAAGGTCGAGTCACACTGACTAATGATTTGAACTTCGGCGGTGTACCACAAGGCGGATCATCAGCACTACGTACTGAAGGCAACATGCAGTTAGTACTTGGTCAATCAGAATCACGTCCTGAGCGCATTATACGTCGCCTATTCGAAGGTTTGGCTGAGATGTACCACCAAATTCACGAATTAAATCAGCGTTATCTGCCAGATGACAAGAAAATACTCAAATCTGGCAATTTAGACCAAGATGCAGACCCATACCAAACCATCAAGGATATAAGCGAAATCCAAGGCCGTATGGAGTTCAAATTCAGTGCAAACGTGCTAAATACCTCGAAATCAGGTATGCAGCAAGCGATGAACGCGATCACAGGGCTATTGGCGTCAGAGCTGATGATTCAAACAGGTATTGTATCGCCTGAGCAGCTATACAACATCGCTGAAGAAACGATCAAAGCACTTGGTCAAGATCCTCGCAAGTTCATTAAGAAACCAACACCAGATAGCGGCTTAATGAAGTACTTCGCTGAAGAAGCGATCTTGCAGATAATGAATAACAGCAAGCCAGTAGGCCGCCCAGCAGAAGCTGGTGGTGCTACAGAGCATCTACAGTACTTAATTCAATTTACTGAGTCAGATAACTTTGGCCACCTAACTGAGAAGCAAGTAGGTGAGTTCAAAGCATACTTAGAGCGCATTCAAGCCATGGCTCAACAAGAGGCTCAGCTACAACAGCAAGCCGCAGCAGCAGGCTCACGAGGTCAGGCACGATCTGCACCAGCAGGACCAGGCCCAAACAGTGAAGTCATCAAAGCGATGCAGCCGCAGCAGCTTAGCAACAATGAAACGTTCGCACCACAACCAGGGGAGCCAGGCGCATGATCGACAAAGGTGACTACGAAAGGCTCTTAGAGAGAAAGAGTAAAGAGTCTGCCCAAGAAAGTATGACGACCCACCGCATCAAAGCGGTAGGCGCACTGCTGGCAGACAAGCTCAGCTCAGATCCATCTTGGGCTAAATTCCAGCAAGAAGCTGCTAACAAAATCAAGGCAGCAGAAGCAGCTGTGACAGCGTACCGTGCAGTGCTGCTTGATCCGACTACAACCAACTCAGAACAGATCGCCCGTGCCAAAATCGGGATGCACGCACATCAAGCCATAGCGGACTCATATATGGACATGCTGCAATTCCCGAACAGAGAAAAAGAGAAGGCAGGTGTTGACTCTGAAATTTGAGTACTGTATAAATACATCTGAAGGCATTATAGAGACTAGCCACCTCATGCGTCACGGCACTAACGTAGGAATGAAACATGGACACAGATAACGACGTAAATATCGAAGATGAAGACTTCGAGTTCGACGAAAGCCAGATCCCAGAAGGGGTTCGCAAGCAAATTGAAAAGCGAGCACGTGATGGGTACATACCAAAAGATCGGTATGATTCAGCAACTGGCAAATTAAAAGATGAGATCGCTAAACTAAGCGCGGCACCAGCCCAGGCTCCAGCGCCTAAGCCAGTGTACACACGTGCTCAGCTTCGAGAAGCGGTACACCAAGGTACAATTGACGAAGATCAAATGGATGAAATTTGGTCACGCCAAGTGTTAGAGCAGGCACGCGAAGAAGCTCGTAAAGAAGCTCAGCAAAATGTCAGCTCAACTAGCACACAGGCTAAGTTAGAAACTACCTTACGTGCATACGCTGAAGCAGTTGAAGGTCTTAACGACCCAGGCAGTGATAATCGCAGAGCGGTTGAAGAAGCCTACGAAGACTTAGTAAGTCTCCAAGGTGAGCCAACTACAACTCTTGCGAAACAGCAGTTAGAAGCAGCCGCATGTCGAGCAGCTTTTGGCCCACTAGCCAAATTGGAAGGTCGTGTGAATCGTTTGAAGCGCAAACCTAATTCGTTCTCAGAAGAAGGTAGCACAGAACACAGCGGGGCTTCTGGCTCACCAGTAAAAGGTGTACCGAAGCATTTAGTAAGTTACTACCAGCCGTTGATTGACCGTGGCATGTATAAAGATTGGGATGCTGTGAAAGCAGAACTCAAGTACGCAAGCCCCCAAGTCAAGCAGCGAAATAACTCAAAGTAATAAGTCATTGCCGTGACAAGAGGAAATTGACATGGAATTTAGTTATACACTCTCAGGCGCTACACCTCGTAAGCGCCTAGTGATTTTAGGGGAGCAAAGCGATGTCGCTGGCGTCCCTTTAATTGCAGGAACCGCAGCGAAAGCAGGCCCAATTAAAGCCAGCACCACAGCTGCTGTAGATACACTTGGCGTACAGATCAACGTACCTACCAATTCGTACCAAACTGCTAAAAATACAGACAACTCAGAAAACGCATCAATCGCTGAAGTAATCGTCAGCCCAGATGCAGTTTACAAAGTTCGTCTATCAGGTAGCTCTACTTCTGGTACAGCACTTACCACATACACCGCGTCAGCAACTGCATCTGATGGTGCCACTGCTACATTCGCATCATTAGCATCTACCTTCGACGAAGGCACGCTACACTGCATCACTGGTGCTAACAAAGGTGTAAGCCGTCGTATCGCGTCAATCACTACTAACGTAGCAACATTGACTGTAGCGTTCCCAGCGGCCATCACTTCTGGTGATGAGTTTATCGTTGTACCTTACGCGCCAGATACAGCGTTGCAGTATGTGCAGCTAACCTCAGACCTTACTGAGCTAGATGCGTCAGTTGCAGTAGATACGGATAACGTGAACTTCCGCGTTGTTGAAATGAAACTAGCAGGTGTTAGTGATAGCTACGCATACGTAGTAGCCGCAGACCACCTATACGGCCAAGGCTAACAGGAGGCTATCATGGCAGCACCACATACATCTTCGAATTTTGGCGATCTACTAGACCCACGATTCCAGAAAATTTTCCACGAGCAGTACCAAGAACTGCCTGACATGTTGTCTAAGTTATATACCTCTGAAGGCCACAACGGTCGTGCGGATATGACTTGGAGTCAAATCGGCACCATTGCGGACTTTGAAGAGTTCTCAGGTAACGTGAACTACAATTCACAGAACCAAGGTTATGACACTCGTGCAACCTACAAAGAATTCACGAACGGTATTCAAGTTGAGCGTAAATTGTTCGACGATGACCAATACAACGTGATGGATCAAAAACCTCGCGGTCTAGCGACAGCAGCTCAGCGTACCCGTCAGAAGCATGGTGCTCAACTACTGAACAACGCGTTCTCAGTTGACAACACCTTCGCTGTAAACTCTGAAGGCGTAGCACTGTGCTCTGACAGCCATACTACCACCTCTGGTGCATCAACAGCTTCTGGCTTTGATAACAAAGGTACTTCTGCACTGTCTGCGACAGCTGTAGCAGCAGCCCGCATCCAAATGGTTGGCTACCGTGGCGACCAAGCTGAGCGCATTAGCGTAATGCCAAACGAGATCTGGATTCCTAACGCCCTTTACGAAGAAGCGTTCGAAATCACCCAATCTATGGGTAAACTAGATACTCCAAACAACAACCGCAACGTACATGAAAGCCAGTACGAAATCATCGAGTGGAACTACTTGACTGATGCTAACAACTGGTTCATGGCTGACTCTACCATGCGTAAGCAAAAAGTGTTCTGGGTAGACCGTACCCCACTTGAGTTCGCGATGGCGGAAGACTTCGATACGTTCATTGCCAAGTGGCGCGCATACATGCGTTACACTGCAGCATGGACCGATTGGCGTTGGGTGTTTGGCGCTCAAGTAAGCTAACAAGCTAAAAGGGCGGCCAAGGTCGCCCTTTTGCACTGAGGTTATTATGACAAACAAGTTTTACAATGATATGACGACTAAGAGTGACAAAGGTGCCGCAACAGGCGCTCAAGGCACTAAAGCTAACGTCACAGCAGACAGCACAGCCAACTGGCCTGGTATCCCAGGTAAAGCTGGTCCAGACCGCTCTGCAGGTGTAGAAAAGGTAAAGACAACCGTTAAGTCCGAAGGGATTTAGCAGACACAACGCATTTTAGTAGCGAAGGAGCTATAACAATGTCAAGCTTATTACGACCAAACCAAACAGCTGAATTAACCGAAGAAAAAGCTCGCATCGCCGCAGCACTTCGTGACCGCCCTGAAATGGTGCAAGACAAAGCCTCTGCCCGTAAGCAGATGAGCGAAATTGATAAGATGCTTGATACACAAGCACCTAAGACGCTGACCGGCAAAGAAAAAGATGAAGCCGCGAAACGTGCTGACAGCTTGCGTGACAAAATCTTACAAGGTATGCCTTCGAAAGAAGAGATGCGCCAATGCCCAGTAGGTGCGATCAAAAAGCATACCAATTGGGAAAAGCGTAACAAGAAAAACTTAGCTGAGTGGAAAGAGCTGCAGCTACGTTTGAACAAAGATACTGATGATGTAGATGTGGCGAACTTTGAACGCTACCGCCCTACAAAATCAACGCTGAATATTCACAACCCTATTGTGGAAAGCAAAGACTTTCACAATATCGAAAATGCAGCACCTGCGTTAGTATTAAAAGACGCGGATTTAAAACTAATCAAAGAGCGTGCTCCTGAAGAAGTTTATGGCCGTCTAGCACTGATGGATCGTGAGCAACGTGCGCTCGTAGTGCAGCAGTTCATTACGAACTGGTCGCCTAAGAAATAGAGGTTCAACATGGCATCATTCCCATTCCAATTCGAGTCAAATTTTGAGGTGAGTGATGCCTCTGAGTGGACCGCTACCGTCGGCACGCAAGTCGATGTAGCAGGTTATAAAGAATTAGCACGCCAGAAGTCTTTTGGTATGCCTTATCGTGGCGCATACGCGCTACGCGCTACACTAGGTACTGACACTGACTCATATGTCCGCAGTACCACCGTGGCGATCACATCAGGCCAGGTAGGTCACGCTCGCTTTATGTTCTACATAGGCGATGACCTAACAGCCAGCACAACCACTGAAATCTTACTTTATACGACTCAACCTGCTGTAGCAGCACTTGGACTTCAAGTAAGCTCGACAGGCGACATCAAGTTCGGCATCCGCTCAGGCACCGATGCGTTGACCGTATCAGATGTAGTGCTAGAACGCGGTCGTTGGTACACTGGTAAACTAATAGCTGATACGACTCAAACGAACACTTGTACAGCGACTATCGCTGAATTAGGCATCTCTGTAACGACTGCGAACGACATCGCTACCGGCGCTGTAACAGAAGGCCGCCTGGGTGTAATTGGCGTAGGCGCAGGATCATTGGCGGACATTACAGGCACAATATTGCTAGATCAGTTTGTAAGCGACTCTGCAGCGATTGACACTATTGAAGATCGTTATCCTCAACACCTTGTGCTAACAAAAACTAGCCACATCTTTTTAGGCCATGGCCATTTAGAGAGCATCCAGCTAGTAGCAGGTGCGGGTACTGACTGTGACGCGAAGTTTTACGACACTGACGTTGCGAGCACTTCAGACTACGACCTGAAGGCAGTGCAGACAAATAACACATCCAGCGAAGCCACTAACTATGACGGTCGTTCGAACATCAAGTTCTCGAAAGGTGCATACGCTGTCCTATCCGGGACTGACCCTCGTGTAATCGTTACGATCACACATGCTCCTAACTATGGCTCAGACTCAACGTTGCGAGCACTAGCACTGGCCCGCTAACATGGCGGACAGTAATCAATTCAGCCGGTCGCTAACTCCAGAATTTCTACTGGAGGTAGCGAAAGGCTTTATACTCATAGAGAGGGATAACTAGATGAGTTCTACAACCCAATTTACAACGTTTAGTGATCTCTACCAAGGACTCCTGAAGGCGATCCGATCAGATCGCAGCAACTCAGCAACTGTAGAAGACGCCAAACGTTATATCAACACAGCACTCTTAGACATGCACGTAGGCTTCGCAGAGAAAGTACCTTGGGCATTGCGTGACTATACATTCACTACAAAAGCTACTCAAACATTTACCATAACTGTACGCGGTGTAGCAACAGCACCGAATGCAAATGGCGTGAACTCAAGGGAGTACACGATAGGATCATCCCCTGTACCTACTTTCAATGTTGGTGATAAAGTCACCGTCACTAGCTCATCTGTACCAAGCAGTGTAGGCGAGGAAAGTGAGATAGCAGCCCCATGGTCACTTGCTGGTAGTGACTACAAAACAAGCATTTACTCCAGTGCCATCAGTGTAGACGATATAATTTTGGTATACCAAAATGAGATCGTACTACCAGATGACTTTATGCGAATCGCCAGCAGCACAGTACGTCTAGGCACACGTCAAATACCTGTGATAGGCCGTGTAGAATTCAGACACCGTTTTGCCGGTGACTACTCACTTAACCGCCCTCAGTGCGCTACAATGATCGACACAACCGACATCGCACTTGGTTTAGACAACCGTAAGCTACGCGTACATCCGATCCCTAACGTTGTAGAACGTGGCCACCTAACGTATGTCACTAACCTTTTGGCTGTAGACGCTGCAGGTACATGGCTTACAGAGATGAGCGCCGATACTGACGTACCTATCGTACCGCTACGTTATCGCCATGCAATATTCTTCCATGCGCTGTACAACTGGTATCGTGACAAAAAAGATGACGTTCGATCTCAAGAAGCGAAGGCTGAATACGTTGAGATTATGAGCCGCATCACAAACGATACTGAGGCAGGTCAGAGCAACATGAGCATCCGACCTTCTATTGGCCCGTACCGTGGCAAAGCAAAACGTCCTTATTCTCGCAGAGGCGGACGCTCTTATGACTTTGGTAGATTCGACAGGATGTATGATTAATGCCAGCACGTAATGCCAAACCTATAATCACGTTCGCAGGTGGGCTAGGACTGAGCCAACCTGGGGGTGTCATTGCCGACCTTCAAAACCCGGTAATTGAGATACCTTACCTATTCAAAGCGAACAACGTACTCTTTCAAGACGGCAACTCGCTAAGAAAGATCGGTGGTGCGCTAATAGCGTCTACACTGACATCACCTACACAAAACTTCGGTAAAATCCTTGCGCTACTCCCAGCGTCAGGTGGAGGCGGTGCTGTAGATATATGGACAGTCGTTGGTGGAGCTGACGGCGATGTCAAAGGTATTATAGGTTGGTACTTAGACTCACGAGGGTTTATAGCAGATCAATACGTACAACTCGACGGTGATGTGTCAAGGAACGCAGCAGCTGACAATTACTCAGTATGGACTTCAGTAGAGTTCGAAGGGTATACGATCATAATGTCAGACGACCCGAACATACGCCCTTCGCTAATCCAATTCACACCAAGTACGAGTATATATTCAATCTCTGTCTTAGATACAGCTGAGCCTGAGTTCCATATCGCAGCTGTGTACAAGAACAGACTTTGGACAGCAGGCAACCCAACGAATCCTTCACGCTTGTACTACTCAGATCTATTTGACCCGACGGCTGGGTATTCTACAAATTTCGTCGACATAGACCCGTTCGATGGATCTGAGATCACAGCAATCCATGTGTACAAAGAGACACTATTCGTATTCAAAGGACCGAACAAAGGGAGTATTCACAGACTCTCAGGCGCTACTCCAAGTACATTTGCGCTAAGCCCAATCTCCACATCAATAGGCTGTGCCGGTCCGAACGCGATCGCAGACTTCGCAGATGATGTCATGTTCTTAGATACCGACGCGAACTTGAGAACATTATCAACAACCCAGAATTTTGGTGACTTTGAGACAGCTGTACTTACGGACCCTATTCGAGAGTTGATTGACGCTGCAGTATATAAATCAGAGCTAAAGTACACCACGATAAGTGCAGACACTGAGAACAGCAGAGTATGGGTACAACTACCTACAGGTGAGACTATACTGGACCGCCTATCAGTCGTTGTGGATTACAAACAAGGGATCAAACTCACAACAGTGGACTACATAAAAACCGCATACGTTGTACCTTCAAGGTCAACAGTATCTGCGCTTGGCCGGTCAAGACTCATGGCAGTCACACCGGACTACTTATATACAATGGATGAAGTAGGCAAAGAGCGTATAGAGACTTTTGTGTCAGGATCAGTGACAATTCAATCAGAGGCGTATAACGCTCAAATTGAGACACCTTCGATCAAATTTACACCTGCGTTTGGGCATAACAACATCTCTAAAGTCAGCGCGTCAGTACAGCACATCGCGAAGCAGACTGATACTCCAGTCGGAGCATGTAGCCCGTTTGACCCGAACGTGGACATCACATTCAGATGGCAGCGCGATACAAGTGAGGTAGAAACGACAGCTCTATCTGCAACAGCCATGTCAAGACTTGGCTCAGTATGCTCAGGTGAGACGCTCCCGTCTGATGGGTCTGTGTTCACACTAGATGCCTCAAGGTTAGGCGGTGCGAAGACGATGGAAGTCTACGCAGAGCTTGAAACATCGGACTTTAGACGTATCACGTTCATGTTCGAACAAGGTGGCTTAAACGAAGGACTTCATGTACACTCATTTTCAGTAGTCATTGGTCAGGACGACACAGGTAGCACGGAGAACTTATAATGGCGATCACAGTATTCAAGACATTCATCAACGGCGAGGTGCTCTTAGCATCTGACCTGAACAGTTCAATCACGACCCTGCTTAACGAAATCAACGTGCACGGCGGCGAAATAGACACGCTCAACGGCCCGACACAAGGCCGCTCACGTAACCTGATCATCAATGGTGACTTCTCTATCTGGCAGAGAGGCACTAGCGCTACAACTTTCGGATATAAAGCAGACGATAGGTGGTTTACAGCAGGTAATGGTAATACTGTCACGTTTAGTAGGCAGGCCTTTACTCTAGGACAAACAGATGTACCTGGCAACCCTCAATATTTTTCACGTACTGTAATAACATCCTCAGCAGGTGCTAGTAACTTTACATCTAAATATCAAGCAGTAGAGAGTGTGATCAATACTTCCGGGAAAGAAGTTACACTTTCATTTTGGGCCAAAGCAGACTCAGCTAAAAATATAGCTACAGAGTTCTTCCAATCCTTTGGTACTGGTGGTTCTCCATCTGCACCAGTGTTAGGAATAAATGCGGTTACACATGCACTGACTACCTCTTGGCAGAAGTTTACAGTAACAGCAGCAATCCCATCAGTATCTGGTAAGACGCTAGGGACTAGCGGCTCTGATCAACTAGGTGTTGACTTCTGGTTCGATGCAGGGTCGGACTTCGATTCTCGAACTAACTCTCTAGGACAACAATCAGGCACTTTTGATATTGCCAATGTACAATTAGAATTTGGTGACACAGCTACTGAGTTTGAGTATGTATCTCCTGCTGATCAGTTAGCTAGATGTCAGAGATACTACTGGCGCGTCGAAAAAACTTCAAGTAATGTAGCGTTAGGGACTACAGCCACGTACACAACTAATGTCTCATCATATACTACTTTAAAATACCCAGTAACAATGAGAGCAATACCTAGCATAAGCTCATCTGCCGCTTCGACGTTTACAGTTTACATAAATAACGCAGCAGTAGCGCCGAGTGCAGTTGCCTCAGAAGTTGCTACCGAACATGCAGTAGATTTTAGGTTTACAATCGTTTCTACACAAGCACACGCAGGCATTGCGAGGATTACTACCACAGGTGGTTTTATATCAGCAGACGCGGAGTTATAATATGAAATACACAAACAAAGAAAAGAACTGCGTTCAAGTGGACAACACATCAATCCCTCGTAACCACCGTCTATGGTATGAGTACGAGATTGACAAAGCTGAAGAAGCTGGTACTATCGAAGAGTTTATTGAACCAAAACAGAGTTATCAAGAACTTCGCCAAGCCGCATATAAAGCCGAATCCGACCATCTATTCTTTGAAGGGCAGTTCGACAAGAACGACAAACCTTGGCGTAAAAAAGTAGCTGAGATAAAAGCTCGATACCCCAAGGAGTAATTTATGGATATTCGCTTAGCGCGTGATGAAGAGAGCCTCGAAATCCTAAATTTGTTCACAGTGAATCGCGACAGGATGAATGAAGCGGACTGGACAAACGTGTACCCATACTGGGCCATCGCGATCGACGATGGCGTAGTCATTGCTGCGCTACAGATGTGCATGTCACGTCCGATTGGCCGCGTAGAAAACCTCTTAGTAAAGAAAGACATCAACAAAATTACAGCCACAAAAGCCGCTCACAGACTGATTAAGTTCGCAGAAGCTGCTATGAAGGCGAACGGATGCAGCAGTATTGCTGGATACGTCATATTCAAAAACAAACCAATCAAGAATTTAATCAAGAAGCACTACGGCGCAGTTGTGGTCGGTAGCGGCTCTATGCTCTCATGGAGGATCAGCTGATGGAAGACGGCGGCTTAAACAATGACTTTAATTTAGACCATCTCACACCAGAGGCACTGGATGCGGCGCAGGAAGCGCAGGATACATCGCGTTTAGATACTCTTGGCATTTCTGCCAAGCCTGGAGCTGAAGGCACACTCCCTGGGTTTGACCCAAGCGGATCAGTATCAGCAACTGGTGAAGAAGCTGCTACTTTAGAGCAGTTGGTAGACATTAACCAGATACGTGATCTTGCAGATTTAAGTGAGGCGCAGTTTGCAGAGTTAGCGCCACTGCTAGATGCTGAGAAAAAACGACGTGCAGAAGCAGAGGCAGCAGCAGGCGGCCTAGCAGCACAAGGTCAACAGTTAGCAGCAGGTGAGTTGAGTCCTGAACAATTAGCACGACTAGATGAGATCGCGAAACGCTCGATTGACGTTGGTACATCTGATATAAATGCACAACTGACACGTTCACTTGAAACACTTCGTGAAGAGGCAGGCGCATCACGCGGACTGCGTTTTACAGATACACCGATATTTGACGTAGCGCAAGATGTAACCGTTGACGCTAACCGCCAAGCCACGAACCTAATCAGCGGCATCCGTAGTGAGCAGCGTCAGGCAGAGCTTAGTCTACCATTCCAGTTAGCAGGTCTTACGTTAGATCAGCAAAACGTGCAGAACCAGTTAGCACAGCAAGCGTTCCAAAACCGTCTGCTACTAACAGGCCAAACATCTGACTTGGGACTGAACATCGCAGGTCAGACGATCGGCCCAGCAGAGTACTTACTTGGTCTGAAAGGCATCGACGCGAGCAAAGTGAAAGATCCAAGTTTCAGAGACAAACTAGAAACTGCGCTACTCACAGGCGGCGCGACGTATTTAGGCGGACTCTCAGACGAGACAGTCAAACATGACATCACTAAGTATGACGAGTCAAACGTACTTGAGAAGCTCAATGAGCTTGAGATCCACACATGGCGCTACAATGAAGAGGAAGGCTTAGGCACTGATCTTCATGTTGGCCCTATGGCACAAGAATTCCAACGCGTGTTTGGCGTAGGTGATGGCAAGACAATCAGCCTTGTAGATGTAATGGGCGTCATGCTCGCATCTCAAAAAGCGTTAGCGAAGGAGCACTTAAATGGCTAATGGTATCAACGAACCAGGCAGTGACTTAGGCCCAGATACTGGTTTTGGCTTAGGACTTAACCGTGCAGGTGATGGCTCGCTTGGCCTTGGCCAGAGCATCGCATCAGCTCCAGTAGCTCCGTCGAATCAAAACGCACTCGATGCCAACACAGGTGGCCTGAGCAACAACGTTACAGACGCGCTCGCAGGAGCGTTACTTGGGTTTGCGAACCCGAACGACCCAGCAGGTGCAGTAAGTACAGCAATGGGGTTCAAACGTAACCGCCAGCAGCAAGAGCAGGCAAAACGTAATAACATGATCAAGTCGATCGAACTTGGTACATCACTCGCACGCTCAGCGTCGTCACTGCCAACCGATCGTCGTGAGACATTTATCGCAGCGACGTCAGGCACACTTCGTGAGGCCGGTGACAACACCAGCGCAGATCTGTTCGAGAGCTTGGCGCGCCAACCTGAGTATCAGGTAACGATCGGCGGCCTGGAGCAGACTGAGATCGGCAAGAACCTCTTACGTCAAGATCCTACTGGTAACTCACTGCTACAGTTCGCGACGTCTGAGCAAGGCCGTGCTGCAATGGATACGATCGCAGATCAGACCATCGCACCTAAAGCATACGAAAAAATTCAAGGCATCGCACAGTCGCTAGATAAGTTAGGCCGCCAAGGTCACATCGACAAAACGTTGCTAGAAAAAGCTCAAGCAGATGGCAAAATCTCTGTGCCAGAAATCCAGCAGTTGGCCAACTCGCTACCTGAAGGTCATCCATTACGCCTTGGTGCTGACGAACTATCAGTAGCCACCGCACCACGTAACTTAGAAAATCTCCGCAGCATGGGGATCTCACTGGCTGAAGACTTCGAACCTGAAGAGCCTAAACTACAAGCACAAGATAACATCGTAGATGCTGATGGCAACTTCGTTGGTGTTGGTGTATTCGATCCAAAAGAAGGCTTCAAAGTACAGACTGAGAGCGGCCTACGCCCACTTAAAAATGGTGAGCGCACGCTTGATACTGCAGGCACGTTAGAAGACACCGGGCTGACTAAGAAGACTCTTAGTACACTCCAAGATACGATCATCTCGACTCAGGCAACGTCTGACTCCATCGCACGCTCAATCGAGAAGTTTGATGATAAGTTCTTAACGTTCGGCGGCAAAGCTAAGATGAGCGCGTTAGCACTGGCTGACAGTTCTGGCATCCCATTATCTGACGATCTAAAAGCTGAGTTGAGTGAGTTCACATCATTCAAGTCAAACTCTCTTAGCATGTTGAACGAATACATCAAGTCGATCACTGGTGCTGCGATGACCAACGCAGAGGCAGAACGTTTACGTAAAACGATGCCAGATCCTGAGAACGACAGCCCAACAGAATTCTTGGCGAAACTTCAGAACGCATACGACCAAACACTGGTTGCACGCCAACGTGCGATGTACATGTTGGATAACGGCCTGACACTTGACCAAACTTCTCTTGAAGAGACTCGTAACTTAATTACTGATGGTACACTACCACAGAAACGATTCGACTCACTCATTGAGAAAGGGCTGTCCCAGAAAGATGCTGCCCTTCAAGTGCAGAAAGAATTCCCTAAAGAGCTGTTAGAGCAAGCGCGTAAAAATAAGCGAGGCACTAAGTAATGGCAAACCTATTCGACGCCCTAGATCAAGCTGACCTTGAGACTGATCTAAACACACGTGCAGCCAACGCACCTGACGTACCGCCTAACAAGCCATCTGAAGCAGATGTGTTCTCTGTGATGGATGGTGAGATACAGCCAGAAAAGCCACGCTCAAACGGTGGCATGGCGTTCGGCGCGTTCCCCGGTGAAGGTATCGGCGAAGCACTTTTACAGACGGGCAACCGATTTGTCGGTGGTATCACTGAAGCAGGCGCTGGTGTCGTACAAGCTGGTCTTGACGCCATCGACTCTGTATGGGGGCCGCCACAAGGTGAGCAGTCTCGTGCAGGCCGGTTCGCAGACACATTTAACGCAGAGCGTGATGCAGTGCTGAAAGCGACGCGTGCGTCGTTCGCAGACTCGTTCATGTTCGATGCAGCAGAAAAGGCAGGCGAAATCATCCCTGCGTTCTTCTTACCAACGAACTCCATCAAACAAGGCATGGGCGTTGGCTTAGCGGAAGGCTTAGCACAGTTCCAAGACAACCCAGATGAGCAGTCTCGTTTGGCAGCTGGTGGCGTAGGCGCAGCAGCTGGTGGTGTAGCAGCAACGATCGGCAGCGTTATCGACTTCTTCAGCCCAGGCCGGTTCGCAGCGAGCGGCGTGAGCGACGTGCAAGGAAAGGTCGCATCCAGCAGAGAACTCAGCCAGAAGACTGGCGTAGATTTTAAACTGTCTCAGATCTTAGAAGACTCCGGTGCTGAGTCACTTGAGTCATTGGCCAAGACGTCACTGAAAGGTGAGCGTATGGCTCGTGCGTTTGAGAACAAGCAGATGCTGCAGTCATATAAATTTATGAAAAAGTTAGAACGTAGTCTGGACCCAGGCAAGGTTGATTTTGGTACACGTATCTCGAAAGCGTTTGAGGACACTAGCCAAAAGATGACATCCATTCGTTCAACTCAGGCAGCAAAAGATTTTAACGAGGCACGCGCCGTAGCCGGTGATCGTGGCATCATCCCAAGTACTGAAACCAAACGTACACTGGATGAGTTGATCGACGGGTTCGACAGTGAGAAGACTCGTGCGATCCCAGCGATGCGTACGTTCTTAAAGAATTTAAACGACTTACAAGAGAAGTTTGCTGATAAGCCAAGCATGTCTGTGAAAGAATTGCAGAACCTAATGGCGTCGTTCGGCAAAGCTGCTGATGGTAAGGGCGGGTTCTTTTCTGACGTACCGGGGTTTGACAAACATGCGACTCACTCAATTCACCGCGCACTCCAAGCTGACTTAAAAGCAGCAGGCGACGCGGACGTCGTGGGCGCAGTTGAACTTAGAAAAGCTCGTGCAAACTATGAAGCGAATTCACAGGTCATAGATGAACTGAAGAGCACGACGCTCGCCAAGCTGTTCAACTCTAAGACTATGCCGCCACCAGAAAAGATTGAACAAGTATTTTCAACCATGCCGCCAAGCCAAATCACAGCGGCCATGAAGTTACTTTCTGATACGGACCCTGGCCTACACCAAGGTCTGCAACGATTTACTCTTGGTAACGCACTCACGAAGGGACGTCAGGCAGCTGCTGCCGCTCCAAGTGGTGATGTGCGATTCAACCCAGAAGCAGCACTGAAGGCACTGAGTAACGATGCTCAGTTCAAAGCAGTGTTCAACGATGCACGTACTCGTGCGCAGGTCATGGATGGCGTGCGTGTATTACGTAAACTTGGGATCGGTAGTGATCGCCCAAGTGCTCAGTTAGTGCAGAAAACTCGTGAAGGTGCGGGTGTAGTACAAAGTTTGAACGGTACGTTTGTGACAAGGTTCTTGGCTGGTACGTTAGCTCCGACTGCGTTTGCGAAAGTTCTGTTTACGAAAGAAGGTGTGAATAACTTACGCCTGTTAGCGAAACCAACTACAAAACCAGCAGCCGTTGCATCTGCGATGGTAGAGCTAGAACAACTCATGGAATCTGGAGAATAATATGGCCGCCGATAAAAGCTCCCTTGGAGCAGTACTTGCAGGACTGATAGGAGGCGGCACGGGTATAGCCGCCTGGGTAGACTTAAACGTGGATGTGGCTGAGAATACCCAGACGATCGTAGCAGAGCGTCAAGTCAGTGAGATCCATCGTGAGTACATCAAAGATGAGCTGGTCGATATCAAAAAGATGTTGGACCGGATAGATGACAAACTAGAAAAAGAAAAGTCCGCTAATTAGCGGACTTTTTATTGAACCATCGTCGCACGACATAATTCCTTATGACAGCGATGATGGTGTAGCAGATAGTAACTCCGACGTTCTGTGCAGGAGTTGATAAGATACCAACAGCAGGAAAGATAAAGAACGTCGCGATCAGGCTGATGCAGAACCCGATCGCGACGTTGGTAATACTCTCCTTCAAACTGTGAAGTTTACTCTGACTCACTTTCTGGCACCAGCTGGTATGCACGCATACGCAGGGTTAGGCCCATAGCGAGGCTTTTGTTTCTTAAACTCTTGGCCACTCTCTATGCAGGCAGGCTTTGAGTCATAAACCCCAGCATCTATCATGTGAACAGAGTCACCAACGCTGGACGATAAGTACACGATTAAAATAAGTTTGAACATATTATTCTACTCCTAGCACTTCACCGCAGTCAGTGCAGCGTTTATAACCCCAAAGCGAGTCATCATTGAACTCAGTCTCTATGTCAAGATGCTTACAAACTTCAGAGTCTTCTAGGATCGCCAGAACTTCACCTTCGCTCATCACGTACAGAGTCTCACCATCAAGTTCGACTTCGATCGGACGTGCACCTTGGAAGTAAATGTTATCACCCGGCTTTACGAGTAACGGCACTAACTTACCATTCAACATACGACCGGCACCGGCCTGCACTACGGTGCCTTCGATGATTTTCTCAGTTGACGTGCCAGCGATTTCGATACCACCATCAGTCTTGGTCTGCGCCTTTTTAGGGCGCACTAAGATCCGATCATGGAGTGTCTTGAGACTACTCATCGGCTAACTCCCAGAATTCGGGTATTTCATTCACATTGGACGGGTTCCCAGGGTGGGTGCAGTAACTACATGGCGCTGCTCTAAAACATGTGCAGCCGCAATCTTCGTATTCGAGTTCAAACGCCTCGACAGCTTCCAAACCTTCAGGTGTAAGTTGTTTACTCATCAGCTAACTCCAAGAACTCAACATCATCCCATGAGAACCGCACAGGCGCTGGCTGCTGCAGCTTGTTGATAGTGTGTTGAGCGATGCCGACAGTACGTTGGGTTGCGTGAGTGATGACAACTTTGGTCAGCATCGGAGCGCCAGGCAGCTTCGCCCACCACACTTCTTCTACTTTAGGACTACTCATTTGAATCACCTAAGTCTAGTTCTTTTTGTTTGGTTGACTTACGCTTGGTCTGCTTAATTTCGAAGACCGCTTCGAACGCTTCAGGAGACAACGCATCGCGTGTACCGTCTTCATACTCGACAAGGTAGTCACCTTCACTGCCAACGACAACACCTTTTGGTGTCTCAACTTTGAAGGCACGAGTCATCTTTTCACACGTCACTTCGTAAGATTTGCGAACTGCTTTGTCCGACTTTGTTAGATCTAGTTGGGTTACATTTATCATGTTACTCTCCGTATTTTTCCAAACGTTTAACTTCCGCGTCCGCGTAGAAGCGCATCTTCTTAGCATCACGCAATTTTTCACTGTGCTCTACTTCGCCATAGCGGTAGCACGCACGGAAAATCTCAGCGACCTGACCATTCATATTGCGAAACGAGATCAGATCTTGCAGCTGCTTAGGATCATCCTTTGGCAGCTCGTAATAGTCAGCAGTCGATCCATCTGACTTTGACTTCAAACCTGGCGCGGTGCTTGAAGTCGTCACTGTCACATCAGGTGAGTCACCAAGTGCGCCGTACACCTCTTTAAATGGTAGGCCAAATAACACATCCACTTCACGCAGGTTCAACACCGTCATCGCTTGTTCTATAGACGCTGCGTTAAAAACTTTAAGCGCCTTCTTTGGTACATAAGTCCCTGCACCAACGCCATGGATCTTTACGTTATAAGCATTGTCATCAAAAAACCATGCAGGGTAGTATTGATCTGGCTTCCCTTGGTATCGAACTGCCTCACTCACAGATTTAAAACGGACTAAATAATTAAACGACATCGTCATCATCCCTCTTGTAACTTAAATCTTTATTTACTTTCCAGACTGCGTATAAGCAGCCCACCAAAATTGCACCGCCAAAAATCAATATAGGAATCATTAGTACACCGTTACGATTACACCATCTTTAACAACAGCGCGTGCGTCGTGCGCTTGGAGAGGGTAGTTACCGTCACCAAGCTGAGCATACGCTTCGAGGTTAATATCTGAGATCTCCTTTCGAAGATCGTCAAGATTCAAACCTAACTTACGTTCCATATATCGAATGATGGCATGGTCTGATACTACCAGGACGTCACTCATAACACCTCCTAGAAATCAATTGGGTCACGGAACCCTTTGTACGTAGGGAAGCGTGGTTTATCTTTAATGCCAACCGGGAAATACTTATACGTGATAAACTTTCCGATCAGCGTTTCTTTTACTGCCCAGAGCGCGACGCGCTCGTCGCCAGTGAAGCCACTGCCTACGCTAAACTCGACGCCGGTAACAACGTCTCGCACGCGAAGCGCGCCCAGCACTCCAGCTGGCACCATGCCTGCCTTTTCATGTGAGCGTTTGGTGTGACCTAGTTCGTCGATAGTTGCTTCATTTTCGTTGTGCATCTGTTCAACGCACTCCAAGACTTCAGCTTCTGAATCTTTGAACTGTTTTATTTTTAGGAGATAGCCTTGGTTCAAAGTCGAACGACCTTGCTTATAAGGACCATCAAGTGAACGTACCATCACACCTTCGTACCCAATTTGGGTATGATGAGACTCAAATTCAGTCAGCATCTCAGCGTCAGCAATTAGATGGTGCTGCACAACCTCAACCTGGCCTAAACGATCTTTGAAGCCATACAGGTGCTGGTAACGATCTTTGAACTCAGCTGTGGAGTAAACATCAAATACATACAACTTCAGGCCAGCTGGATCTAACTCGTCAGGGAAATGCTGACTCATAACCGCAGAGGTCGTCTTACGAAAGCAGTCCGGTGCACATGGATCGCCATAGACCAACTCACCATCAAACGAGAAAGGAAGATCTCCGAACAGCCCTTGAACATAACCACTGGGGATTGGTTTGAGGTTACGTGAGTACACCACACCATCCTGGATCGTGCAGCGGATGCCGTCAAGCTTAGGCGACGCGATCACAGGATAGTTTAGTTTGGTGATGTCTTCACATGTACCAGCGAGCATGGGCTTAAACATCTACATCATCCTCGTGGTTATTGTCGAACGAACTTGAGTGAGTTAGGAACGCTGTGATGCAGGCTCCTGCGATGGCGATGACCAAGATCACCGCCACGCCTCCTATGTATGCGAATACTTCAAACACTGCTACGTACCTCTTTCAGTGCGGACTTTAACAAGTCACGTTTGTATTTTGTGATTCGACCACCGCTGCGATAAATTTCTACACGCGTCTTAGGAAGAGTCTCGTTGTCCAAACATTTTTGCAACGCCATGATCGCTAACTCTAACATGCCGCGCTTATCGTAACTTGGTGCTGAGTAGTACCGCTTGTTACGGCGGTCATCATCTAAGCACGCGATCCAACTTTTGTAAGATCTTGGTGACACCTCCGGGAGAAGTGATGTCACCATGATGTCGATTGAAACCATCGCGCTCTCCCTGCGCGATTCTAAAATTAGTACCAAGTCTAAGGTACTAAGATCCCCATTGAGCGAGGATGTTTGCAAGGTTTGAGTCATTCGCATCACCTATTTCATTATCTGCTGGTAACGGTGCTTCTGGCGCAGGCGCTGATGGAACACCAGGCGCACTTGGTACGGCGCTTGCACTTGGCGCAGCAGGAGCTGAAGCCGCAGGAGCGTTAGGCGTTGGGCGATCTTGTGATACAGGTTCTGATGTCGGTTTAGTGGCACCAGTTTTAAGTTGCGCTGTAACTGACTCATACAAACCTTCCGGTAAATTTTTACGCTTGGCCCAGATGCCCTTGCTGGTTTTCTTTTTGCTGCTTGAGTGAATACGCTCATCCCAAACAACACCATCAGCATCTACTTCAAATAAGTTTTCAGGCTCAGCTGTTGCTGCTGCAGGCGCTTCTTCAAACAAGCTCTTAGCACCGGGTGCAACTTCAGCAGCAGATGGCACCGCTGCCGCTGGTTTAGGTTCAGCTGCCACAGGCTCAAGGAACGCTTGAGGAATGTCGTCACCTACTACGATCTCAAACCCGCCGGGTGTGAGTGATAGGCGAACTATATTTAGTTCGCTACCGTTGCTGTCTTTAATGGAAAAATTCATTTACACATACTCCGCATAGCCGTGTTCAACAAGAAGTTCATCGGTCCAAGAACCTTGAGCCATGAACGCTTCATAAGTAATTTCACCAGCCTTCGCTGTCATCTGTAGTTTAGGAGCTGCCTGCGCTGGTGCTTCTGCTGGTGCTTCCAATAACTCAGCTGCTGCCGTTACTGGTAACTGCTCAGGCTCAGCTGCTGCATGTAGTTGATCTTGCAACTCAGCACTTTTACTGCGCTCATAAGCTGCAGTCGCAGACGCTTCATCTAAGAAGTCAACTGGTGTGAACTCTAACTTCGGATACTCAGAAGTTTGGTCAAAACTTAAACGAGTCACTACACCTGTCATCGCAGCGTGATGTTTAACTAACTCACGACCGAAGTTCGATAAGTTCTTCAAGCTGGTTGGAGGTACTTGAACAACTGCGATGTCACCACCAACATTGTCACGAGGCACAACGATCAGACGTTTGTGATCAGCACAAGGTTTGATCTGGTTGCCTTTGGCATTTGTCTTGGCACCCCAAACATTTTGAGGGCAAGATGCGCACGCTGTGCACTGAGGCTTTTCGATCCAGTGATCAGGAGTGACACCGTTCGCACTGGAGCAGTCTGGCTTATCACCATCACCGTCGCCAGAATAAGAACTGACAAAGTATGCCTTGCCTACATTTTTGTTTGGTGGATCAACTGCCAAGATCACCACATCTAGGTGCTGACCTTTTGGCGCAAGCGGTACAGTACCTTTCGCACTACGCAGGGTGAATTGAAACCCTTTGATAGAAATACGCGGTAGCGACTCGCCTGATGTAATTAACGCAGAGTTAGACTCTTGGTTCTGAAGGTGAGCTGGGAGCGTACCACCTTGTTTGAATATACTTACTTCGTTAGACATCGCTGCCTCCTATTTACGAATTTGAACTTCAACTGATGAATCGTAAGTCACACCTGGAGGTGGTGCGCCGTTACCTTCATCTTTCATATAATTCTTAACAGCATCCTTTGACAATGCCTTGGTGAAGAAGTGCCATGGAAAATCATTATAAATTTTCGTAGCTAACTCTGCATCATCACCAGCACACTTGGTGCTGAGAAACTCACGCAGTACTTCGATGTCTTCAACACCAACAAAATCTTTGGTGGTTAAGAATGCTGTGCCTTCTGAAGTCTTAGCACTGTCAGTACCAAGATCTAACAACATGTTATGCACTTCAGATAATATCGCAGCGCCTTGCTCGTCGAGTGAGCCACACGTATCTTTGTAGTCACGTGTGATCTTCGTCTTGGTGTCACGAATATTGCGGAACGCTTTGATTAGCTTGTCAAAACCGGCGGCCATGTCTAGTCCTCAATGGGTGTAAGAAGTGGTGAAGTTGAAAAGATAAGTTGTTATAAAGATGTTGTCAACAAATCTTTTAACAGCCCCTGCATATTTTGTTTTGTTGTGAGACGTTTAAACATTAAGTCCTCAAGATCTGAGCAGGACGCTTGCACAATCGTCTGCTTATTCTTCTGACTTGGACGTGTGATACGACCACATGCCTGCTCATAAATCTCATTGTCATCTATCGGTGCCCACCAGAATATGGTATGGCTGGCGGTCAACGTCAGACCATGTGCCATCGCTGCTGGGTGAGCGACGATAACTTGAAGGTCTTCATGTTGGAACGCGTGGAAAATCTCAGATCGTTTACCTGCTGCGACGTCACCATTTACAACTCCGACTGAGATGCCTTTCTTTTTGAGATGCTCTTCGATGGTCTTCATCACATGTTTGAACGGTACGTACACCAACAACTTGTTGCCGCACTCTTCAAACGTCTGGTCCAACAAATCAAATTTAGGACGTGCTGGCAGTGTGTGCACATTCTTGTCAGCATCATAAATCGCACCACATGCGATCTGTACTAACTTCATGCGCTTAACACCTTCATTCGCAGCGTTGATCTTACCTTCCTTCAACTCTAACGTGAACGTGGTCTTCAACTCTTGATATGCCTTCGCTTGCTCACGAGACATCGTGGTGCGACGCGGCACAGTCGTGCATGGCGGCAGGTCGATACAATCATCACGACGAAATAAAATCGAAGGCTTGATCATACTGAAGACAGTATCCTCCCAGCCTTTCTTGGCCACCCACTTGTACGGTCCCATCTGAGTCATAACACGATCACGGAAGCGACTGAAATATCTATCAATTTTTGATGGGCAGACAACTTTGGCTTGCGCCCAAATATCTGTAGGAGCGTTAGGCATCGGCCCACCTGTCATCCACCAGATACCACGCTCGCCTAGTGTGCGAGTGAGCGCCTCGTAACGGTCTGTACCTTGGTTACGAAACTGTGTGCCTTCATCTAAGATAAATAAATTTATGTCAGTACGATCATCTAACTCACAAGACTTGATGATCTTTTTGTCATGTACCAAATCCCAATCGCACAGAACTTTCAAACCATCGTGGTTGATAATATAAAAGTCTACATCTGAGTTGAGCATCTCCAAACGTTTTTGTTTTGAACCGTGGAGTACTGCACACTTACGATGAGGCATGTGGTAGAAAATTTCTTCTGCCCACACAGATTGAAGTGTCGAAAGTGTTGAAACAATAAAGACTTTATCAATACAGCCTTGCTTCATTAAGAAGTCAGCTGCCCACAACGCTGATAAAGTTTTGCCTGTGCCGATCTCGTTAAAGCAGAACGCTCGATAATGATTTGCCAAGAACTCTGCTGTACGCAGTTGGTGAGTGAATGGATTGAACCGCCCCGGCCAGTCGTACTCAGTTCGGATAGGTGATACTACTTCCAAACCAATACGTGCCAACTCGTGGCACGCTTGGATCGTGTGAGGCACAGCTACCCACTGCTTACCTTCGTGCTCAATCATTTTGATATTGCTGAGATAAGCGTCTGTGGTCTGAGTACCTGGCTCGATTAAAACTAACTTACCTGGGATGACTATCACTTGGGCTTAGCCTCGTTCAATGGTTGGTGAATTGTATCGAACAGAGTTGTGAGTTTGCCGTGAGCGTCGTCCGATCCCCACACGATGCACGCCGCGCCACTAGCAGTTAAGATCTTTTCTAACTTATCACGCTGGAGTGGTGACAGCTTACCTGTCATTGTCTTGGCTTCGATACCAACAAACACTCCTATGGTGCGGCCTACCATGTCAGGAGTGATCTCGGCAGGTACGCAGCACACAAAGTCAGGGATGCCGTTACTGCCCATACCGTTAGATACAGGCATGTACGTAAACGTGTCAGGCAGCTCAGCTGCGATGACTTTTTTGATCGTGTCTTTTACACGACCTTCTGGTGTTTGCTTAGCCATCTACTCTAACCTCGCTTTTACTACAGTGAGTGGTTCCTTCACCGCGTAATACTCTTCTTCTGAAAAGTTTACGAATACCACGCCCTCACTGTTAACGTCTATGTACTTAATCAAGTCACTATTGAACAAGATACGGCGTCCCTTGTCACTGGTCAGCTCGACAAACTTAGCCATTACTTCGCCGCCTTCTTAATGTAGTGACGATGCAACGCGATCTGAGTGTGCACATCATCCAAAGCGTTGTGAGTTACGCCGCCATCTTTGATCGCTTTTGCTTTGGCATCCATACCAACGAAATTCTGCACGGTGCGCAAGTCACGTACTTGGTAGAACTTCCAAGGTACTTCGATGTCGAACTGAGCCATTAAGTGCTCTAAAATTGTGATGTCAAACGTCGGGCCTTGTGACCAAATCTCAGTTATGTCATGGCGTTTGATGTAATCACTTAACGTTCTCAAGGCGATCTCGACAGGGACATCCTGGTTCGCAAGGATAGCACCTAGCACCGCTTTGGTATCACTATTTTTAAACCAGAACTTCATCGTATCTTGAGAGATTGTACGACCACGCTGTATTTGCGATGGAGTATTTAATTTGAGATCTAACGCAGGCAGTGTCTTACCAGCGCCTTTGTCAGTGTACGTATATGCTGCTGCTGCGATCTGGATAACTACCGAAGTCGTCGCAGTGTCAAGTGTCTCGATGTCGAGAGCAAGTGCGTTAGTGTATTTGGCCATCTGGAATATCCTCTTCAGGTGAGATCTCAACAGCAGCGACTGCCTCTTCTCTGTCTTTGTGTAGTGACACTTTAAACTGGAGTAACAGAGCGTGACCATCACACTCTGCCACCGCTGCCAGATTTGTTACTTCAGTCGACTCGCAAAAATCCAGCAGAGCTTCGACGATCTCTTCTTGCGTAAAATTTGCCATCACTTCTTCCCGTAAACACATTGATCTTTGGTGGCTTCACACCAACCGCATAAATGGTTCTTACGCGGTGGCCAGTTGTTTTGCTCATTTGCAATTTGAATTAATTCAGCACGCTCATTGAACTCATGCCAAATACCTTTGAATTGATCACGCTTATAAAGCGCATCACAAACTTTATTGTGATCTACAAATATAAACGCTGTATGTACTTCCTGCACTTCAGGATACAGCAAAAATATTACTGCAGCATACAGACGTAATTGGTCTGGCTTGTCACGCACCTTACCTGTCTTCCAGTCGTAGATGATCGCTTTCGAACCATTGACTGCCAGCACATCTAACTGCGCACGAAAGAAACAAGTTTTGGTGTCGAACCAATCACACAACTGCAGCTGCTCATTGAACGCGACATCACGCTCGCACTGTACTTGTGGATACTCTGCACGGATCGCTGCGACGATCGGAGCCACGTGTGCCAGTTCTTTTGGTAACGCCTCACCTAACAACGCAGCTTCCAACGCTGAGTGAATACGCTTACCACGTTTGGTAATTTCGTTTTCGATGAACTTAAAGTTCTCAGGTTTGAGAATATTTTTCAACTGAAATTGTCGAGGACATAACTCGAACGTTTCTAGTCGTGAGTACGACCATGCTAACTTACCCATTATAACTCCCTCATCTCACTATCTTTGAGCGCACTCATTAGAACCGCTTCACCTGCGTGCATCTTGCATAAAGGCGCGTCGTCTACCATAAAATGTGCTGACCTACTGCATTGACTTTCATCCACCATGTGCTGACTTCTTGCGAATCTATGCTCGTGTGTAGATGTCTTTCCACACCGCTGCTTTCTGAAATTCAAAGTACCTAGCTCATATGCGATCTTAGTAACCTTCATAACTCCCTCATCTCACCCCAGTTCGGACCAACTTGGCAGTCCCAAGGCAGTGGAAACGGTGGTTGGAATCCCCATACTTCTTTGTATGGTAGATTGTTAAGTGTCTCACGCATCTCTAACAATTTCGAGTCTGGCATGTCTTCATCTACATAACCAAACAACGCATCATGTAAGTCGAACGCGTATTCAAATTCATTTGGATAGGCACGCGTCAACACCGCTACACCTAACTCCTTCATATCCGCACCAGTGCCTTGGATTGGATGATTGATCGCACTGGACTCTGTGCTCCACTTACGATCACCTGTCCACATGCTTAAATAAAATCGACGGCCACCAAGTGACTCTGCATAACCTAAATCTGTAGCACGTCGAATTGCATCTTTCCAATACTGCTTAACACCTGGGAACGTATTGTGGTACGAACGCTGCCAGTCTACTACTGTCATAAAGTCTACGATCATACCGTACTGCACTCGTGCTTGAATGCGCTGCTTCTTAGCGCCGATGCGGTACTGGTTAGATAAGTTATTGAACTTACCTTGATAGCGAAAGCCGTGAGCACCAACGACAGCCTCGTTGCCTTTCGCTTTTAACTGCATGAACCCTTCATATGAGATGCCTGCTAACTGCGCTCCCATGTATGAGTGGATGTCCTTGTCTTCTTTAAAAATTCTAGTCATCGCTTCTTCTTGAGCCATGATCGCCATGAACCGATTCTCTTGGCCGCTGGCATCAAACTCAACTAACTTTTTACCCGGCGGTGGTAAAACTAATTTGCGCAACTCTTTGTTACGAGGCCATTGGTGAAGAGCGCACCCAGTCTTGAACTTGTTCTTGATCTTGCCTGAGTATGTCATCCTACCAGTATAAGTTGCGAACAACTTAGGTGCTGGATGTAGGTAGGCTGACTGCAGATATTTGGATGCGCCCTGTGGAGTTTCTATAAACTTCGTAAGCTGAGTATTCAGCTCCCGCCAGCGCAAGATGTCGAGAACTTGTTCATGATTATCGGCGAGGTACGTGAGTGCGGCCTTATCCGTTGCAGGCGCACCTTTTGGGGTAAAGTTTTTACACTCGAATCCCCACGTATCGTAAAGTAAGGTAGCAAGCTGCTTCGGACTTCGTAAAATCTTACTTGGTCGCCAAGCAGCGATCGCACTATGTACGGAATTAGGATCATTCAATACTCCTAGTTTGCTTTCAAGTTCGCGCATCTCAAGTCGAGTCGGCTGTGACATCTCCTCGCAACGCGCAACGTCAATTCGAATACCATTGAACCAAGCTTTGGCATTAGGCCACAAGCACATACCTTCAACCGGCGCAGTTCGTTTTTGTTTTGGTGTGAGCTGTTCCCAACATTTGACAGCTACTCGTACAGTCGCATACGCATCCATCGCAGCACGGTCGGTCCAGTACTTAGCGTTCTCGCCTGCTGCATGGCCTGCCTTTTTCATTTCGATGAACGCTTCAGCCCATGACTCATCACCAAGCCAGTACTTAACAGCAGCGCCTAAGCTCCAGCTGTGTGTACCCATCTCTGTGATCTGTGAGTTCTTAACCCACTTCCATAAGTGCATGGCGTCGATGTGTTCGAACTGTCCCATGTCGTGGCCGTCTGCATATAAGAACGCGAGGTCAAAGATGCCGTTAAACCAAACTAACATTGAGCCGCGTGACTTTAATTCTGCGAGCAGGTCGGCTGCAGCAGTACGTGTGTACGCGATTGTCTTGGATCGACCATCAACATCAGAGACTGAGATGTCTGTGATCACAGCTTCACCTGACGCCACACGCCAAGGTTGAAGTGCGTACTCGTCATGGCCAGCCACAGTTGACTTTGTTTCGATGTCTATGCCGATCCAGTTCTTCATTTATAAGTGACCTGACGATTTTAAAAGTTCAACAATTTTAGTGGCGTACTCGTGAAGGTCACTGTCTGTATGACCTTTTTTGCGGAGCGCGTCTCGTAACAGCAGGTGAATTGGCTCATACGTACCTTTGTGGTAGAAGTTAGGAATTTCTTCAGCCATCATATCGACAGCTTCGCCCAAGCCATCTGCAGTGGTGATAGCTACTAACCGATCTAAGTTATCCTCTACATACATGCGGAGGCTCATAACATTGAGTTCAGCTGTGGACCGTGCCGGTTGCTTTTTCTTTTTGGATGCGAACAGGCCGCGCAAAACATAATACGCTAATTTAAAAATACTCATAATTCTTGCACCTTAGCACAGTGAAATTTTACGACAGTCCCGTCAGGTAAGTTGAACTCTAACAGGCTGCCACCATCTTTACTGCAACGACGCATGATCTCGTTGTACAGTACGTTTAAATCTGATACACATGCGTTCGCCATCAGCTTGACAACTTTGTCACACTGCTTAGGCCAGGGATTAGGTTCAACTGCGAACACCTGGCGTGCGGCGAGCAGCATCAAACATACACACGCGAACGTGCCTAGACCGATCCAGATGCACTGGAATACTTGTGGCTTGGTGATTTTCATAACGTATAATCTCCGCGTAAGATCTCAGCGTTGCGCTCTGCGCGTGCTGGCAATTTCTTAGCGTACTTACTATCCAGTAGGTGGTACGCTGCCCACTCAAAGTTACCTGCACACATGGCAGCAACTGTTTTCTTGAATGAGAGTGCTCCATACACACCCATGTTGTAAGCCATATCTATGAGCACGACGCGCGCTTTTACAGCAAGTTGATCGTAACACTTGACGTTCGCACGTAATCGCTCGCGCACGTCGCGCACGTCGCGCTCTAAGACTTCGAAGGCATGTTCACGACTCCACAAAAGACAGCTGTACTCTGGACAATCATCAGCTGGTTCGCCGTAATGCTCTTCGAGATTGTATCCAAACCCAATGTGCCAAACACCAAAGAGTTCATAAGGATGCGGTACGAAGCCCTCGTTAGCTACGAGAGATTTCAATGCTAAGTAAAGTACTAAAGTTTTCATAGTCAGTCCCAGTTGTAAAGTACATATGAAGCAGCTCGCTTAACAACCGTGACAGGCTGTATGTATTAGCATCAACTAAAACCCGGCGCTGTTCAGTGCGTGATGATCCAGGTGGAGCTGCTTCATATGTACTTTAGTTTAAGTGTGGTGACAATTGTTTAAGTCTTTCAATCGTCACCGCCAAAATCTTTTCGTACTTCTCTAACTCTGACACGCTGTTTACATCAGAGTAAATTACTTTGGTGAGGTCGATGCCAGTGCACATATCTGCGTGCATGTGGATCAAATCATCAATAAGGATCTTGTCTGACTTTTCTAACTCTTTGCGTTTCGTTTCAAAGTCTACAACAGACATAGTTCACCTCTATTTGGATCAGGTCTAGTAGGGGGACTAGGGCTACTAGGCAGATATATCAGCCGCTGCACGGACTTACCTGAAACTGGTTACGCTTTGAGTGTATAAACTTCACACTCTTTTTGGACTGCTTGGCGACCATGTAAAAGATCATCCAACTCAGTCACTGAGGCCATCATCATTTTATGTATTTCGATCATGGCTGCGAATTTGTTTGGTGCGTTGTTCTTCTTAATGTCGATGCGCCACTGTAGTGCTTCTAATCGCTTACGGCGCTCAGGTGATACACTCTCCAATAGCTGAGTTAGTTCTGACTGCATCAGCGCATCTAGCTCTGCATCGGTCATGTTCATTAAATCATCTATTGGAGGTAGTGCCATTTTATTTACCCGCGAACTGAGTTAAGAGAATCTTTTAGCTCGTCCTTGACATCATCCAATGACTCTTCCAGATTTTCCTTAATCGCTTCAGCACCATCTTTGATTGACTTGCCTAACGCTTCGGCTTCGTCGATCTTTTCCTTGGTACGCTCCTGAGCTTTGTCGATCTTAGCGTTGGTACGTTCTACCTCTGCGTCGATCTTTTCTGGCGTCAAACCACAGCCAGATAATAAAACAGTGAATGCAGCAACACTTAAAAATGCTGCATTCACTCGTGCGCTAAGAGTGCGCACTAAACTGGTTTCAAACATGACGATCACCTGCTTTAAATTCGTTTAAAGTATTTCAACTAGGACTTAAAATTCTCACTGTTCGAATTGTGTGTCAAGTGTTTTTTCATCATTCCAACCTGCACACCATGCGCAGAACTTTTGGATGTCATCTACTTTGCTATACGGGTTAGCTGAATACGCGACGTCCATGCGATAAGCCTGTGCGCCTTCTTCAACTACTGACCTAACTACTACAGTAGGTCGAAGCGAAACCTTCGTCACACGCTGATGCCATGCCTCCAGCACACCTTCGTCGTAGAACTTGGTCTTACCTACCATCTCATACGAGCCTTTTATTGGGTAGACATTCGTTCTGTGCTGGAGTGTGTTTTTCTTTTCACCCGTCGCTTCAGCGAGCTGCGCTAATGTTCTGATCATACGTTAGTCCTCAAAACCATACTTTGTGGTTGCACTTCAAGCACTTCGCTTGAGTCAGTTCTAGCCAAGGCTGCTGCTCCCACTTGTGGTCGCACTTACGTTTAGTTTTGAGCTGAGCGAGGTGTAACTCCAACGTTTTCAATTCTACCTTAGCGATGTCTAATTCAGACTCAGCTGTTATGATCTTTTCATCTAACTCTTGGAGTATCCAATCTGGTGTGATCATGTGCTAGTCCTCAGTCTTAACTGCTTCTAAGTTCGCACCGGGCTGCTGACCCAGGCTAAACTGCCATGCACGTTTTGACTCCTTCATCAGTGCTTCTTTTGGTGCTTTACACCAAATGTCGAACCGGCGCACAACTTCCATGTAGCGGCGTGCATCACCTTGAGTAATGTAGTCAACCTTGAATCGCTGGTTGTCTTCATCTTCAGGTACACGGCACTTGTTCAACAAGTAATTCTTTATCTGCAACAACTCGCTACGGTCCAGACGGTCCTTACGCAGCACAGTCTCCAAATATATCTGGATGACATCACGCGTCACGACGTCGGCAGCGAACGGGCCAGCACGGTCCTCAATGGCGTCATCCAACACACGTTCGATCTCTGACTTGAACGAGTTGATCATGTGCTGCTTGGCCTTGGTCATCGGTGGTGGCGCTGCTGCATTCCACTTGCTGATGTCGAGTGCCTTCAACCATGCGTACACATGTGCAGGACCATCAGTGTCTAACCACTTGAATAAGTCATCGTAGTAGTCAGGAGCCTGACGCCCTGCCAGTACTTGGTGCACCCAGAACCGACGATCATCTTGCGGTAATGGCGCAGCGTTCGAGTGATTCGAGTATCCTAATAAGTTCGGGAATATTAAGTAGTCACCTTTGGCACCAAACTTAATATTCACGTTGATCTGCGGGTTCGAGATGATCGCCTTCATACTTTCGATCACATCGTACTGGCCTTTGCCGCCGATCTTTAATTCATCTACCAATACAAGTGTCTTCTCAAACAGCCATTCATTGAAGCCGCTCTCAAGATCCTTTGGTACGATCACTGCACAATTGTCACGGCCCATCAGTAACTGAAGTAGCTCGTACAGCCAACCTTTGCCGACGCCCGGCTCAGAAATAATCAGAGGCATCCATGGCACACGAAATTGTGGGCGCTGTATCGTCACGGCCAACCAACGTGTGAACAGATCGCGATCATCTTTCTCTGGGAATAAGTACTCAACGTGATCTAAGAACGGCTGTATCTGAGCAGGATGTGCTTCTTCAACAGCGACTAAATCATTGCCCTTGTGGTTATTCAACATCAGTTCACCCTGCAATTCATAGATGCGTGGCTTCCCTGGAAAATACTGGATGTCCCTAAGTGTCAAACGTTCTGGGTGCTCTAGCCATAACTTAGTAAGTGGCTTACCACCGCGTTTAATATTCCCGTAAGAATTCTTAAACTCTTCTAACTTCAGATCACGCCAGCTGTCCTCACTACGCATGTGTACGATACGGCAATTCTTTTCGATGTAGTAGAACTGGCTCAAAAATAATTCAATGTCCTGCATCTCACGCGCATCACGCGTCGCACGCGCCTCGTCCTCAGTACGTTGTACAACTGGCTCAACGTAGTCAGTGAATGAGTTCGCGATCGGTGCTGATGGTACTGCTGGTGCACCTCTTGGTGTATCGTTAGCCACAAACTTTTCAATGGCTGGGTAAATTTCAACTTCCAGAGTCTCGTCAGGTATAGGTTGCTGCCCTGCTGGTAGTCTCTCCAGCATCACCTGCTTGATTTTCTGCTTGATCGTGTCTACCCCATACCCTTGGGCTGCCAACTGGCCAGCGTACGATACAAGGTGGCGTGTACGATCGCCCGCAGGTAACGTCTCTGGTAGTTCAAACGTCTCCTGTGTGGTGATCATAGCACTCGCGCCGCACGCGTCGCTCTCGACTTGTGGGCAGCACTTCAATAGTTCTTCACCTGTATAAGCTACTTCAGGTGTGTCTGGCAAAGCCAGTTTTACTTGGAATGGTTTGTCCGTATTTTTTAGGTGCCAAGTCCCTGGGATTCGCACCACACGGTCAAGGTTCACCATAGCTTCATCACACGCGAACGCGATCGCTAACTGCTTCTGCACTGGCTTGAAATTTTCCAGTGGATCTATAGTTCGCCAATATACGTGATAGTTGCCTTGGCTTGACTCCACCAGCATCAAAGGCGGTGGCATTTGCTTTAAGATCGGCGCTAAGTCAGCACCATCAGTATCAACAAAGAACGCTGCTAGTTTAGTAACAGCGTTCTTGCCACGTGCGATGCTGTAGTTCATTTGAACGAACGCGCCAGCGCCTTTATTCTGCAACTCTTGAATACGTACTAGCGCGTTCTCTGGTGTATCGTTAATTATCGACGCCAAAGGATCTGATACCTTGGCGTCACGATACTGCTTAGCTACTGTCTTATCATCCGTGAATGTTTGGAATACGAACGTATCAGAGTCTGGCTGAATCGTTTTAAGAAACGATAGAAACAGCTCTTTGTTTATCATTCGACTCATTGACTAGCGCCCCTTTTTCTTCTGACTCTGTGATGTAGCTTTGGATTCGACCAATATCACGTATGACTTTCTGAGCATCTTGGTCGTACTGCCCTGCGCAAATCGCCATCGTCAAAGGTTCGCCGTGAATGACTACATCAGCGATTGTCGTCCGCGTGGTTGGTTCAAATGACCATTTAGTTTTCGAATTTCTCATAGTTCACCGCCTTAGTCAATGTTGAGTTACGCTTGGGCGTCCAAGTCATCCGCGAATGTATCCAAAATTTCAACCAGCTTTTGGATGTTTGAAGTGTGTATGGCACGCTTCGCTACGACATACTTCGACGCGATTTTCAAATCATTGAGCACGTCCAATGCTTTACGCTCTTTCTGGATTAGACGGATAATTGAGTCAGGTGAGTGGTCACTCAATAGTGTGCCGTCGATAAGTTTGGTGTCTTCGATTTTGATTGGTTTAGTCATAGTTGGAGTCTCTTCAGTTAGTTGATTTAATTCGCCAGGTGCCCAGGGATTAAACGGCCGGTCCCCTGATTTCTCGTCGCGCTCTTTGCGTATTAAGCTACGTGTGCGGTTTGCATGTTCAAAGTCTCGAATGTATCCGTTTAGGACAGCATCCCCTGCGGACTGTGCGTGTTGGAACCTTTCAAAGCACTCCTTATAGTTCGGATTGGCGTGTCTCTCTGGCATCTCAGTGAGCCACCAATAATTTGCCCTGGCTGCGATTTCAAACGCGTGGAGGTTATCATCAGCGATCCGTATCTTACCATTGGCTTCTTGCGTGACTTTGTAAAACTTACCTTTTGTGACATGGTCATTTGAGCGTGCCATTCGTATCGCGTACATAGTCTACTCCGCATAGTTGTATGTTTTGACGTCGCCGCTCATCTCTATGAACGCCATGAATTGAATAGGTTCCCCTTGAGTCATAACCACATCATTTGCAGTTGTGATCTTTTTGTACACCCAGCCACGCTCACGCATTTCAGCACGCTTCAAAAACTGCTCCGGTGTCATCTCTGGCTGTGAGTATGGTGGTGTCACGATGTCGCACACTGATGCGCTCATAGTTTAGTCCTCTTTGAGTTTTGTTGATCCCATACTGAGCACGATGCCCGCTGGGGTGATGCCTAAAAATTGAAGTTCATTGCCTACTTGCTTGGACATAACCAGCTCACGCGACGGTGACATTTTCACTACGGTCCAGCCTTGCTGTGTCAGCATAGTTTGCTGTGCTAGTTGGTGCGGCGTACGCTTTGCCAACAACGCCAAACGCTTTGACCTATAGTCCATAAATGTGCCGTAGCTGATTACGTTCATAGTTCACACCTATTTAAAATTCAAACACCACACCAGCATTCACAACTGGGCCTAGTAACGTCACTTGTACGAACGCGTAGCGCAGTGCGACTACTGGCGCGAATATCAGCCCCTTATAGTGGGTGTCAATGTGGCCTTCATAGCCTTTGATGATCACAATGGCAGAGTCCACATCAATCGGTCCAGCTGGTACAGTGTACCCCAAACCTATGAACTCTGATTTGGTATAGTGCGAGTTCGTAAACGTGCCGAACGTGACAAAATCGCCGTCGTCGTTGGTTGTTTTAAACTGGATAAAATCATTATCCTCATTATAGTTGGGGCTATCATTGTGATAGTGCTCAGTCCATACGCCGATGTTGATGGATTCGCTCGCACTGCACGCGCCGCACGCTACAAACATAGTTAAGGCTAGGATTAAATTTTTCATTGGGCTTGCTCCATACCTTCGATATAGTCTCGAAGTTCATTGTTGAATTCAGTGGCTTGGTCTAAACGTGCAAACGTTTTTATGGCCTGCTTTGCGCAGTCATCTATATTACGAGAGCGCGGCTTGTCAATGGCGTGATCCATTGAGTCAATCATACTATCTGGGCTGGTGTTGTGAGCTTCGATAAACTCAACTAATTCTTGATAGTTCATAATTTTCAGTCCTGTGTAGTTGGGGTGGCTGGGTGTTTTTCTAAAACGCTAAAAATTTCGTCTTTGTGCGCAGACCAAAATTCTAGTGCTTTGCAGTTCATTCGGTCAATTTCTCCATCGTTAAATAGTCCCCAGTCTTTTATTCTGTGGTTCTGGCAGCCTATTTGCATGTGAGTGCTGGTGTAAGTCACGCCCCAAAATGGTAGATAGTCAATATTTTTGATCTCGCGACGGTTCCCAACTGTGTCCCACATGTCAGCACCTAATAGCCGTGCATCGCGTAAGTTTGCATCGCGTAAGTTTGCATCGCGTAAGTTTGCATCGCGTAAGTTTGCATCGCATAAGTCCACACTGCTTAAATTCGCGCCTATTAAATTTGCATCGCGTAAGTTTGCTCTATCCAAAGATACTTCACGTAGGTTTGCACCGCGTAGGTTTGCACCGCCTAAGTTTGTGCCGCGTAAGTCCGCACCGCTCAGGTTTGCATGACCTAAGTCCGCACCGCATAAGTCCACACCGCGCAGGTCCACACCGCGCAGGTCCGAATTACTTAAATTTGCAGCACGGACGCCATTACCGTCCAAATACAGTTTGTGGTCTATTAAAATCTGCTTTAGTTCTTGATAGTTCATAGTTCGCTACCTTCGACTTTTCGTTTGAGTACGCACTCAGGTTCATTGTTAAGCGCGGCCTTGGTGATCTTTTTCATGGCTTCAAACACTAGCCCGCCATCGTTACCAGCTAACGCTGCCACTTCAAGTGCTCGCTTGAGCGCCATCAGCGTGGGGTTAGTAACCTTTACAGTTATTTCGTGGTGTGCATCCATAGTTTAGCCCTCACACATGGCTTCAATAATTGGATCAATGTACGCGTCGCTGGTTTCATACCAGTCCGTGCTGGACCAGTCCGTGCCTTTGTGAATTTCACAGAACTTTTCTGCGTGATAGATTAAGAACGCCACCCACTCATACTGGCCACCACTAAATGATGCTGGTGGCTCTGGGTTATTCATGGCAAACAGTGCTATCTGCTCATGCAGTGCTAAGTCACTCATAGTTTAACCTCGCTGCCGTCCTGTTTATCCCACTGCTCACGTATGTGGTCCAGCGTTACAAATAAGCCTTGCGGCTCAAGGACCACACCAGCTACCAAAGTACTGGCCGCGCCCAGGCACTTGGCTTGCGCGTGGATAATTTCCAACGTGTCATAGAACACGGTGCGATTTGCGAACATGTCGAGCGGACTGCCAGTGGTGTGCACTGCGCCAGCGTCGCGCGCTTCACTATACGAGTTATAGTTCGCGCTGTTGTAAAACGATAATTTGTACATAGTCCCTGCTCCGAATTAGTGGCGCACGGCGCACGCGATGCGCTCGCCGTGTTGAATGTATGAGTCTACAAACGCGGCTTGATTCTCCACGAATGTTTTATGTTTGGCATAGTACGCAACTTGGCCGCGTGTATCTGCCTCAAGGATGCGCAACGCTAGATCACTTAGACCATATTCACGCCCCGCCGCGAGGTGCAGATCCGCAACGCGGTTCTCATCAGGCGTGTTAAATCCAAGATCATGCTCAAGGTGCAGCTTGTCATGCCAAAAACGAAACAGGATATTGGTGTGCGCACTATCGTATATAGTTTGGTCACAGCCATAGTCTGCCACTGGAATCACGAACCCCACAGTGCGCGCCTTGAGATCCTTGAAATTTTCCGGTGCGTCGCTGGTTGGTCGATAATACCAGCCTTCAAGCATACAGCTTTGTGCTTGGTATATAATGAACGCGCTTAGTTCTGCCTTAGCCGCGTTTAGTTCGGTGTCTAAATATAATGTAGTCATGATGTCACCTTTAAAATTTTGAGATGTCGTGATATGTGGTGTATGTATGCGCGCCGTTATGCTTTATGCATTTGGCGTT